CCAGTGTAATAGACGCAGAGCCACTACTGGCGTGCTGAAGGTTAGTGACCTTTAATGTGGACATGATTACTCTCCAAGAAGAGTGGCTAGATCAAGAGCCTTGAGTTCATCAGGTGTAGTAGCAGCTTCGATGCGAGCGTCACTTGTAATGTCACGCAGTACTTGCTTTTCAGCAGCAATCTCAGCAGCACCAGAGCCAGCTTCCAACGCCTTCATGTAAGCTACATCAAGGTCAGCTAGTCTTGGCGCACGTTCGATGCGTAAATTGTCTTTATGGATTGCTTTGGCAGCAGCCATGTCTACTTCAACAACAGCCCCGTTGAACTGCCAAGCACCCCTAAAGGTACGGTCACTTGGTACTGTTAATGACGACGCATCTCTAACATCGCCATTGATATTGATATAAGTCGTCATTGCATAATTCTCCATGCATTGCGGAAACTACGGTCACTAGGGATTAGTTCAACAGGCACTATCCGCATAATGCACCTGTTACCTTGATAGTCCCGCCAAACAGCAGGGTCTATGTCTTTCATTACCAGATACTCGATGGCTTCTTCTTCGCTCATAGCATCGATAGGTTCAGCGTAGGGGTGTTCCTTTGGCTGACCATCAGGTACGTCTCTGTCGCGCTGGTAAGTATCAAGAGGTGGTAAAATGCCACCCGCCAATGCACACGCCATCCAATTAGGATCAGGGACAAGCACCTTCGCTGGTTCGTCTGGTGTAGCCGGATCTTCAAACAAGACACGATACTTAGACTGCACTGGCTCTAGCCGAGATTTAGCTTCTAGTAGTCGATCCCAGAGATGCTGCGTCATGCGAGGTCTCCTAGAAGAGAAACACAGTTAAACTCAGCGTCCCACCCCCCAGCACTATTGGTGTTTACTCGAACCATAACGGTGGATGCGGTAGATAGCGTCGTGTCAATGGCTACAGCAATGATGCTAGTATTACTGTTGCTTTCAAATGGGCCACACACACCAGCATAGTTTGCGTTCGCCATTGCGTTGGTAAGACTAGTGTCAAATTTGCCTGTAGCTTCATCAGTTACACTTGAGAAGTTAAAACTATTAGTAATAGTAACAGTACTACTCGCATTAATGTTGATCCAAGCTCTGGACGAGCCACTTAAGATATAGTTTGTGCCTACCGTGGTTGTAGAGTCGGAGATGTTTGAGACGGTTAAGGTGCTCATGCTAGGTCTCCTGTAAAAGTTCCTGATATATAATCAACATCCACAGTAGACCTTGCGCCATTAATTATACCCACGTTTGAAAAAGAAGAAGTATTTGCAGCAGTAAATCCAGAAGTTGGATGAACATCGTTACTTGATACAGCGGCTCCATAACCACAGGCGTACGGCCCAGAATAATTTGAATTTGCGAAGGAAGATGTAAAATTTACATCATAATTACCTGTGGCATCATCTGTTAAAGATGAAACATTCACACTATCTCGTGTAGCAATAGTGCCAGTACCATTAAAGTTAACCCAAGCAGCAGCAACCCCTGAGACTGCACGACTAGCTGTTTCACCTGTGGCTTTTATATTGGAGACTGTGATTGTACTCATGCTAGGTCTCCGTGGATTGTTATATGGACAGCTCTATCTGCTGAAGTTCCACTATTTGTGTCTGTGTCTGTGCTGGCAGAAGTGGCTGTTCGTCCACTTATAGCGTGTGTCATTCCTGTGCTGGCAGAAGGTGTACTCACCGCAGAGTAATTGGTATCAGCAAGTGCTGATATAAAGTTAAAGGTTCTTTGTCCTGTTCCATCGTCAACAACACCAGCTACGTTAAATCCATAAACAACAGTTCCTTGTGTATCAGATGTGGCAAAGACCTTCGCAGCACTCTGCTTAGTCAGTGCAATAGGTCCAGTGCCAGCAGCGTCGCTGATCGTATCCGCTCTTATCTCAGACAATGCTCAAGTTCCCTCCTGCTGCTACAGTCAACGTCACACCGGACGCAACTGCTAGTGGACCCGTGCAACAAGCATTTTCAGTTGCTGCTATCGTGGTGCTTGTTGAAAGAGTTTGTGCGTTGCTGCGAAACTGCGCTGAGAGAATGTCTCGACTATCCACTGTCGCAAATGTTCCAGCAACGTCTGGTATCGAAATCGAGCGATCCGTGTTCGTGTTCGGAGCTTCGAGCGTTACCGTTCCAGTGCCGCTATCGTTTCCTTTAACTTTTAATATGCTCATGTGTTAGCTCCTACGCCACGGTCCAAGTTGAACCAGAAGGAATCGTTACTGTTATGCCAGTATCAATCGAAATCGGACCACCACTCAAAGCGTTGTTTCCACTTGTTATACTATAATCAGCATCGATCAAAATGGCGTGTTCAAATAATCCAGAAGTGGTTGTATTGCCGCCACCAGCACCACCAATAGCGCCCCAGGCAGATCCATCATATCCTTCAAAGCTCGAAGAGGTTGTCGAAAAGCGCAGGCTTCCAGCAGTAGGGCTTCCACGTTGAGCATCTGATCCGGCTGGTAAATCTATAAAATCAGTCGCTGTGTTTGCTTGACCAGAAAGATTGGTGATTGTGACGCCTAAATTAGCTCTAGCTGTAGCCGCATCACTTGCACCAGTTCCACCATCAGCTATTGCTAAATCGGTTATTCCGTCAATCGTTCCGCCGTTAATGTCGATGCTGGAGAACGTGGAAGTTCCAGTCGATGTAATGTTTCCTGTCACATCACCAGTTAAATTGCCAGTTACATTACCAGTAAGGTTTCCTGTAACATCACCAGTTACATCTCCATCTTTAAGTAAAACGCCATCGACAGTTACACCAGAAGCAGCAGTCGTTTCGTTGATTGTATCAGTGGTTATGATGTCACCGGACGATACAACGATATTTGTTCCACCAGTTGTATTGCCGTTCCCTAAAACCTCAGAAAGTTCATTGTTCGATGTTATCTGACTATCAACATAAGCTTTGATCGATTGCTGCGTCGCTAATTTTGTCGCGCTATCTGATACCAAAGTATCTTCATCGAGGATGCCATCGACAGTTGTTGTGCTTGCGATAGTAAGTGATGCGAAATTATCACCAAGAGCGTTTGCAAGTTCCGCCCTAGTGATCCGCATGGTTTCAGCGCCACTGGTATCAACGATAACAAATTCATCATCTGCTGCGGTTGATGCGCCAGTTAGAGCATTTAGCTGAGATATTTTAAGGTCTGTCATAAGCTAAACTCCTACCGCAAACCAAGTGACAGAAGATGGCTCACCGCTCCAGAATAGAGTGAAATTACTTAATCGGGTTGCAAAATCACTTTTTACATAAGGCGTATCCATCGTAAAAGCTCGCGATGCATGTGCTCCTGTGGCGTGAACAGTATAAACCCTGCTTGAAAATGAGGTCGAATATGAGATTGTTTGCGATGCGGATGACGTTGCAACAGTTCCCCATTGGAACATCAAACCGGATGCAAGCTTGGTGTAACCATTGGCAGAATTTGAATAAGAGGGGAACGCCCCTTGAACTGTTCTAAGAGGCGTCATTAATTTGGTGTTATTTGTACCAGCTTGAGCTTCTGCTTGTGATGCATATCCTGGCGCTGGTGTTACAGAGCTTCCAACATCAGCAAAATCTAGCCACGCTGAATTACCTTCGTTTCTGATTTTTAGCTTATTTGCAGCGCTATCAAACCAAAACTGCCCGGCATAGGTCGTTGATGGTGCGCTCGATCCTAGTGAATTACTAGCAAGCGCTTGCAATGCTGAGTTAATGTCGGCTCTAGCAGATGCTGCGGTTTGGTTGGCGATTACAAAGTCATTTTGGCTCATTTTAGTAGCTCACCTGTGCTTCAATTTCGGAAAAAGCTGGGCTGACGTTATTTGCACTATTGCTTACTTCTAGCTTAAATTCAAACGCTCTGCCAGTTAGTTCACCACCCGAAACAATCGACCAGTTACCCCAAGTTGGAGTTCCGGCTGGATCGTCATCTGTAGCTCGAACATAGAAGGTGTAATCATAGTCGTTCCATCCTACATTCTCATATGTCCAATCATCGAAGTTACCTAGCCAGTTATCCCAGCTAAATGCACTAGAAATATCATCCCAATTTACCTCACCAGCCGTTGCATTTGCATGGTGTCTGGTTTCAGCAAAAACCATATCAACCCTTGCGTTCTCAATACCGCCTAGATCAATATAATCTGAGAATAGGTAAGTTCCTGTCGCTCCGGCTGTTGCAAAGCTACTCATCAGCAGTTCACTAGAAACAACCGCCATATTGGTTTTTGTGCCAGTAAATGTTGGATCTTCAGTTTGCGATAGACTAACACCGATGGTTGGAAGATCGCCTGGGAAGATGATGAAATGAGAATGGTTTTCGCACTTGTTACCACTTCGATCCACCGCTGCAATAAAATAAGTTCCAGCGCGAGCCGTATAAACAAAAGTTGATGTTGGATGAGCAATACTCGTTGCAATAACACCAGAGCTATCGAATGTAGCGCCGCTGGTCGCAGATGAGTGACGAATTTCATAATGTGATGCATCGAGGTCAGGAACTGGTGTCCAACTAATAATTAGATTACCTCGACTAAAGCTATGGTCGAAATCAGTGACATCTGCTGGAGGTGCTGCAAATGGAGTGAAGGTTTGATCTGTTACAGTTGTAAAGCTGCCATTTAAACCGAGAGGTGATATTGCCCTGGCTCTAAAGTCATACACCTCACCATCGATAAGGTTAACAATTTCATGATCACCAAGCGGTCCTGTGGATGCTGTTCTCCACTTTGATGCGTCTTCGCTAGATAGCTTGAATTGTAATTCAACCGATGCAACGCGCGTTGGAGTGCCAGAAGTTATACCAGCAATAAGAATACCAATAACAGACTGCCTAGTTTTACGCAGTTCCATCGTTATTGTTAAACCAACGCTTGCAACATTAAATGGCGATGGAAGAACTGTATTGTTTGAAACAAATTCTTGCTCGTCAGCATCCCAATCAAATACAGCCTCAGAAATCTCTGCAAGCGACATCGATACCGTGAACGACATATCGTTATCGAGCGCAAAACTCCAATCAACGACCTCAAATGTTTTCTGCGACCACCCCATTCGCGTATTGGTTAGCTGAATTATATCGCCAATCTTAGCTTTAAAGCCGGATAAACCAGTAGTTATTCTAACTCGTAGCTGTTCGCGTTGGCGATATAAAGCGATTTTAGCAATACGCTGCGCCCTCGAACTCGTATCTGAAAAAGGTAGAGCTAGATCAAGTGCGGATTTTTGGTTGTTATCTTCATTTAAAAAGATAGATGATGTTACTGGAGGATAATCGCTTTGCTGATAGTTTGTTTCAGCGCCTCGGAAGATACCTCGAACCTCATTAACTTGATCTCGTCTAGATAGGCGAGTTGTTACTTCAACAGGTCCAATTAAATCATTCTCATCAAATGTAAGCGTTGGCGCATCCCAAGTTCCAGCGCGAGTGCCGAATTTACCTTGGCTATACCAGATCATCCCAGCATACGAAGTCATCATTTGCGTGATAACATCAGATGGATTCGATCCAGTGGTGAAAGTGCCATTCATCGTATAGCGCTTTTCGGTACCGCCACGGTTCACTGCTATAAGATCATCGCAATCGTTTGCTGCATCTGCGAAAGTTACATCATCAATCTCATCACTGTCGCAATCGAGACCATAATCAGCAGTTAAGTAATCTCTAACACATAAAGCTGAATTATCGCTCCAAGCCGTTGTTGATGTTCGAGGATCATAAACTTTCTTACCTCGAACCACCGCAGTTAAAGTTGGAACGCCGTTTGGAAATGCTTCCTGATCGAACTTTAGGGCGCAATAAATGTATGCAATGCCACGCGCTCGATGTTGATCTGTCCAGTTATCGGCAGCTTCATCTAAATCAACATCAGCTAAAATTGGAAGCTCTACACCAAGAGCCTCTGTGTAAAATCCAAACAAATTAACCGCTGTTTGATCGTCAGTGCCAAGTCGCGTTTCAATGTAAACTTTATCTGCAAATCTTGCTGGAGCGGTACAAACGCCATCAGAACCAATCGTAATTTGCTCATCATTTAGATAGAACGAAACGTAGCTATCGATTTCATGTCCGGCTACCGCAATCATTCGATGCAATATGGTTTCGTTATTACTTGTCGATGCGTAGAAAACGACGCCGCCAACCTTAGTTTCACCATAAATGATAGCGTGATCGAGCGCAGATCCTATATTGTTTTGAACAAAGCCGCCTGCTGTAACCCTCGGTTTTTGAGGTTTAGGCATAAGCGCTTGAGATACAAATCCTATGGCTGCTGAAACGACAAATGCTTGAAAAGCTGCGGCTAAAGTTGCACCAGCTAAACCAGCGCCAACGCCGGATGCCATAGCTGTGCCTAAAACCGTAAGTGTCACAGGATCAGCAGATGCATTTTCTGGCGCAGTAGCGACTAGAAGCGCAACAGTCAAAGCAGTAGTGGAAAGTAAGCGCTTTTTCATGCAACGCTCCAGTATAGATCGCTTGATTGACGATCCATAAATATCAGCCCTTCAGGTCCAACGAAAGCGGAATGCCGACGCATCACTACACCAAGCATATACCCCATGACCAGCGTTTCGCCATCTGACTTTCGAGCAACAATACTACCACGCGGCGGATAATCTGTCTCTAATGGCTTTAAACGATCACTCAGCGCATCAACGATAGTTGCGCTTGCTTTGTAACCTAATTCCTTACCGCGCTTCCTGAGTAGATATAGGGCGCTTGTCTGACAATCATAACCACCAATTAAATCATCGAGCGGTCCTTCATCGATCTGAGCTTTGGCGCAATTATTTGCAAATGTTAAACAGTCGTGCTTACCCCAGCAAAATGGACGATCTCTACACTCATCTATGTATTCAGAAAGGATGAGATCAGCATTAGCACGCCTCATCGACGCCCCCAGAAAAGCTCTCGATCTTGTAAACCATTAACAAATTGAAATGCCTGATCACCAGTAAATCGAGACTTTTGATCTTCTGACGTATAGCGCCTAACCCTAACTCGCTCTAAATCAACAAGTCGGCTCTCTAGAGATAAAGATATTTGACTTGAATCACCAGATTCAGTGATGGTCATTTGATCCATATAACCTGAGAAAACTGTGCTTCTAGATTTCTCAGTAGAATCAAGCATTAGCTTGCCACCATCTTCCTTCAAAACATAAAAGCCACTTTCAAGCAAAACCGATCCTTTAACAAAAACACCAAATTCAACTAGGCATTTTCTACCTTGGTATGGAACAGATAAAGCAAGCGACAAAAGATCGGATGGAATACCAGATAAAGTGAGGTTTGCACCCCTAGCAGATATATCGGTTGTTTCCTCGAACGCTGAGAAATCTAAAAATTGGCCTGTTCCGATGTAATCTTTTCCGTCAATCGTTACAGTGCCATTTCCCGTCCAAAGGTATAAGGGCGCAGTTAAAACCTGACCATTACCATCTGTCGTAGTGTCGAACTGCAATTCAACTGTATAAAATGGATAAACGACCCCCTGCGAGATCGCATCAAGCATTACTGGATGTAATGTGCGGCTCATGAAATTACTTCGACTGCTGGAAATGTTACACCAAACACCGATGCTTCATTGATCGACCAGTTTATTTCGTTAGTCGATAATCTGAATAAGCCTTTAGCTGCATCAACTGTAACTGTCGCGTTATCTGCTGGCGATGATCGAAGCTCCGGCCATATCTCAAGAGTTGTAGCCCCAAAGCTATCAGTCGTTGCATCTTTCGTAACTTTATAAAGCTGGCTACTAGCTCCACTGCCAAGCTGAATATAATCGCCTCGCGCCAACCATTTTGATTGATTGGTTGTGCAACCATCGATGGTTAAAGCATCACCCGTTTGATCTGCACCTCGAACTATTGGAGTTCCGCCACCTTCACCGATTGGAGATGTTGCAAGTGGATCACCAAGCAAGAAAGTGCCTGATCGACCTCGAAGCGAAAGTAACCAGCCAACCCAATTTTCTGCATCAGATCGCTTCATTGGAGGAAGGCTAATTTCTGCTTCCCAGCGTTGACCAGGGTGAACAACCACTTGTTGCCGATAAGTAAATGGACTCATAGTCATCGATGTAACTTGAACCGCTCTCAGATCGATCTTAGCGATGCCAGTGTGCGTTGGAAGGTCGAGAGGATAGGTGATAGCCATTACGCAAACGCAGCAGCATAACTGCCGCCCCTTCTCTTCGCATCTAGGACCGCTGCTTTAGCTTGCGCTGCGATTTGTGGAGCCATCGACATAACCTCTGCACGAACTGTTTGTTGAATACCAGTTGTTAGATTGACTGTTTGATTTAGCACCACTCCATTGCCACCGCTACTGATTGCAGTTTGTCCTCGATTTAATACTCGCTCACCTGTTCTGGCTAAGATCATTCGTTCATCAGATCTAAATCCTCTTGGACCCTGACCAACAACGCCACCAGTGTGGAAATCCATCAATCCAGGGAACATGGGTCCGGTACTAGTACCCATTGGAGTTGCAGGCACTCCCTGAGATGCGGCGAACATAGACAATCCCATTTTAAACAAGCTGCCGATGTTAAAACCACCGCCGCTTTTTCCGCCTTTGCCCATAGTTGTTACTATATCGAGAACCTTTTTAAGCACTAAGCCTAGAGCATCTTTCCATTTCATCGTGCCAGATATTAAACCGCTGATAGCCTCGTTTGCTGTTTGAATACCATCTTTCATAATATCAGCGATTTGCTGCTGTAATTCTTTTTGACGCTCTGCTGCTTTGTTACGAGCGTCCATAGTGCGCTTTACTTCAAACTCTCGCTCAAGATCTTCCATAAGCAATTTATGCTGGCCTTGAGTTAGCTGCACGTTTTCTTTGCTTAATTCGTGCATTATTTCTTCGTATTTAAGCTGCTTTTCTCTTTCAAAGCTATTAAGCTCCATCAATCTTAGTTCGCTTTCTGCAACTATTCGCGATCTATTTTGAGCCTGTAATATTCTTTCTCGCAGCCTTATTTGAATTAAAGACTCGGTTTTAGCTTTGGTTGACATATATGGATGACCTGAAGGTTGAGGACGAGGACTAATCTCGACCATACCCTTCATTTCTCTAGCTGCCGCCTTTGCAGCAGCAAGTTCTGCAATTTTCGTGTTTAGTAAATCAACCATACCTCTAGCAGGTTGACTTGTTTTAGCGATAGTCTCCTGAAGCTCTTCTATCTCAAGTTGCAGTGTTTGGATTTTTGTTCTTTCGATAATCCCAAGCCAGTAAGCAAGCTCTTGAATGTTTTGAATAATTGTAGGCATGTTTTTCATGAACGCATCAGCAAATGCGATGATTTGAGGACCAGCTTGTACTAGAGCGTTTGTAAGTTGCTTTTTAATTATCGTCTCAAGCTCAGTGATAGCATCTACGGCTTTCTCACTAGTCCTGAGTACACTTTCATTTATTATGCCGTTGAACGATCTTAATCGTGCTCCAGCTTTATCAATAGCCGGAATACCCTGATTTAACAGGTTCATCATTTGTGGACCTAATCGTGCGCCAAATAATCCCGCTGCCAGTGATGCTTTATCTGCTTGGCTCTCTACTTTTGATAGAGCATCAACAACCGCCCTAAAACGAACCACGCCATCTTCGAGTTTTCCTGACGCTAAGTCTGCTTCTAAACCAAGCAACCTAAACGTATCAGCAGCAGTACCAGTTCCCTTAGTTCTGGCCTCACCAGCGCTCTGCTGTAATTTACGAAGCGCTTTATCTAGTTCATCGCTTTTTACGCCAGCCAATTCAGCAGCGAAGCGATACTCTTGCAGTGCATCAGTCGTAACTCCGACTTTATCTGCGATCTTCGCAATATCATCAGCAAAATTCAGAGCTTTTTTAGTGGCAACTAGTACACCAGCACCAAGCGCACCAGCGGCCAAGGTTGTTTTTCTAATTGCACCACTAAGAGAAACAGCGGCTTTTCTTGTTGCTGCTAAACGAGTATTTAGAGAGCGAAACGCAGCAGCGGTTTTATCTCTAGCGGTTAAGTCTATTTTTAGCTGTTGATCCGCCATCGCCTCGACCTTTGCTGCGCTCGTCTTCTAGTTTAACAAAAACGCTCCACTCGATAAACTCTGTTAGCGTCATTTCACGCTCTAACTCAGAAACTGTTTTATGTAGACGATCTGCCAGATAAAATAAGAACTGACGTTGATCGTCCTCCCTTAGTTTTTTTCCAGTTCCTCAGTCTTCGATCCCATAATCTCTGTGCAAATTCTACTAATCACTTCGATGTCAGCGTGTTCTCTGAGAGCTTTTTTATCACCCGCATTGAACATTTTAGATCCATCTTCAGCTAACGCCTTTTGAACAAGTACTTCACACAACGCATCAATCTGGCTTTCGCTATTCCGACTAGCAAAATCAATCCTAGCTTGATCTCGGAGAGTAAACGGCGCAGCAAAGATAATAAGCGGCCCATCATCGTCACCCCACTCCGGTACACGAATTTCGCGCAATCCTTGAGCGTCGTAATGAGCTTTGATCCTATCGATGACATTTGTTTGCTCTTTCTTTTGAGCCATGTTTGTTCTCCCG